ATCCTAGGGTTAGCTAGCGTTAATGTATTAAACAAATATTATGATGATGAACAAATACTAAGTCCTTCATTAAAATCTAGAGGCACAAAAACTGCTTTTGTTGGTCTACATAGTTTAAAAACGTTTAAAACATTTGAGGATTTAGTAAAACTATTATAAAACAAAAAACCCCTACATTTCTGTAAGGGTTTTTTTATTTATTTTAAGAATATGATTATCTTAATTCGTTCACATCAAATGTTGGAACACCATCAACTCTTACGTGACCGTAGAATCTATTGTTAACAACTTTCTTAGCGTAACGTGTCATGATACCTTTAACTGGAGCAAAGTTGAACGGATTGTACATCGTTGGAGTTAATTGTAATGGCACATATGGAGCATAGATATAACCAGTGTCTAACAATGATTTACCTTTGTGACCGATGATTACTGAGTAAGCTGGTGCATAAGGGTCACGGTACACTTGGTAACGTCCACTTAAAGAACCGATTCTTTCAATACCCATGTTGTATTGGTCTTGCTCTGGGTTAGCATCACTTACGTGGAAGTATTCTAAATCATCAAAAATAGCTGAGATTTCAGAAGAAACTACGATAAAGTTAGCACCACCTCTAAGAGTTGATTTATGAATTTGTGCAGAAGTTTGGTTAACTTTAGTAATTAAAGTTTGGTTCCAATCTTTTTGCGTGTATGGACTTGCAGTAGTAGAAGCTTTTCTCCAACCATTGTAATCCCAACGTAATTGCCATGCAGCAGCTTTACGGATATCTCTTAAGATTTCTCTATCGATTTCAGCAGCAACTTGCTCAGATAACATTGCAGTTAATTCAGCTTCAGCATCGATGTTGTGGAATGCACTAACGTCTTGTGCTAACTCTGGAGACCATGTAGCTCTTAATTTTCTTTCTTCAACAGCAACAACAACTTCATCTAATTTGAAAGATACTTCTCCCATTTCAGTTTCTAATTCTAATGATGCATATCTAGCCCATGCAGCAGTCATAGTGAATGCAGATACAACAGCATCAACAGCACCAACATAACCATCGTATGTAGCAGTACCAGCAGCTAAACCACCAGTTCCAACTGGGTGACGTAAGTCTAATTCTAAGTAACATACACCAGAACCATCAGTTAATGATGCAGAACCAGATACGATACCTTTACCGTATTGTTGAGTAACTAATCTGAAAGGAATTTCAGCACCAGCAGCGATAATTGTGTTACCGTCTTGGTCTAAAATTGCGTCAGTAGAAACTACTTTTAATGAAGCTAAGAATGATTCAGTATCCATTTGGTTACCATCAGCACCTGTCATAACTTCTCTACCATTGTTGTTAGTTAAACCAGCTGAGAAACCAGAAATAGCAACAATCATGCTTCTTAATGAACCATCATTTGCAGTTGGTAAAATTTGAGCAGCAGCAGCAGCAGTGTATTCACCATTAGCATCCATTGTGTAAACCGCTGGAGTAGAAGTAACAATTGTTAAAGCACCTTTAGAGTTATCGAATAAACCATCATTGTAAAATGCATCGTATAAGTTTTTACCTACGAATGAAGTTACAGCACAGTTTGATTGGTCGATACATGAAGGAACTCCACCATTCATTGCAGTATGTGCAGAGAATTGTGCTCCATCAACGTATGGGTTACCAGCGTTACCAGCAGCATCAACACGAGAAGATGTTTGTGGAACGAAGTAGAACAATTTACCAATTGGCATGTTCATAGCTTGTACAGATACGATATCGTTAGCTAATAATTTTGAGAAAACTCTTCTTACAATCGGGAAAACAACTGTTTCGAAAGAACCAGATGAATTAGTTGTAGTGTTTTCAGTTAATAATGTAGACGCTTGGTTTTCATATAACTGAGCGATGTTTTCTTTAACGTGTCCTTTAAGACCGTCTAGGAAACCTAAAGATTCCCATTTAGATTGTGTTTCTTTACGGATAGCTTTCATATGGTTTAAACCGATATTTCCAACTTGTCCAGATGTTAATAAATTTGACATAATTTTTTGTTTTTGTTTTTTTTATTTTATTTTTATTATCTTTGTTCAACTCTGTTAATCAAATCCATGATTCTCTTAGTTGAAGGGTCAACATACGCAGTACTTTCATTTAATTGTTTTGATGTACTAGTAGTCGCTTCTTTAATAATTTTATTTTCTATTGATTCTGTAATTGGTTTTCTAGAATCCAATTCGTTACCAATAACTTTGTAAAGTTTTTTAGACTCTTTAAGATTTGCAGCATCATCAAAACGTTTGATGATTACATCTTTCTCAGCCTTAGTTGTTGAATGCTCAAGGAACAATTTCGTTACATAAGTAAGATTTGAGTTGAACACAACAGTTTCTACTAACTTAGTTCTAAATTCTTTAAGAGCTGCTCTGAATTCTTCATTTTCAGCTTTTAATTTTCTAGACTCAGTTAATAAGTTGTTATATTTTTTAGTTGTTTCTAAAACTAGTTCTTTAGCGATTTGAGATTCTTTAACCATTTTAGCACCCAACTCTTTTGGTTGGTGTTCAGCACCCGCTTTGTTAGCCATAGCATGTGTTGTTCTGATTTGCTCTTCGATTTCTTTTTCTTCTTCTTCTTCTTCAGATTCTTCTTCAGCAGCTTCGAATTCTGGAGCCTCTTCAGCTTCTTCAGATTCTTCTTCATCGTCACCCATTTCGATTTCGTATTCAACATCATCTTCAGCCTCTTCAGAACCTTCTTCTTCACCACCCATTTCAGCTGGTTCTAATTCTAATTCTTCTTCAGCTTCTTCTTCAGCTTCAATACCATCTAATTTAACGATGTACTCTCCTGGTTCAGTAATATCCAAGTGAAGTTCATCACCAATAATTTCGATTTCGTCTTCACCACTTAACTTTTTGTAAATTGCGATAACGTCATCATCAGACGCTTGAGTCATATCCATTTCTTCTCCACCTAACACATCCGTGTCCATTCCTAATTCAGAACCCATTTCTGGCTCCTCTTCTGAGTTTTCAATGTCGCCTAAGCTATCTTCTTCAGAACCTTCTTCTTCACCACCCATTTCAGCTGGTTCCAATTCTAATTCTTCTTCTTCATAAATCTCATTAACTAGAGATTCTTTCACCACACCATCAATTTCTTCTTTAGCAACGCTACGAAGTATTTCTTTAGTGTTGGCATTAAGAGCACCTTGAATATTTTTAATATCCAACAACGCTTCTTCTAATATTGATTTTTTTTCTGCCATTTTAGTTTTGTTTTTTGTTTTTTTCCTTTTATTAGATAAACAATAGGATGCTTCCTATTTGATTATAAATATATCTTATTTTAACAAAAAAAATTTTTTTAGATAAAAAAAGATAAAATATATCTTAATCTATCAAAAATTTATTTAAGTCATCCAATAAATTTTCTGTCATTATTGGTTTTTTAGTTTCTGTATTCTCAACGTAAGGTTTAGCCTCATCATGGTTTTTAAAAATCCAAGCATCTGGTGTTGATGGTGCAGTTACCACATCCCAACAAATAATCTCAAAATCTTCTTGTACTATTTGTTCACCGTTTTTACCTTCTTTAAGACTACCTACACCTCTAGATGAAACACCAATCTTAATTCTATTTCTTAAAAGATTTGCAACCTCATCACCTTTTGTTGATACGATACCGTAATTAATAAACCCAGGGGTCATCAATATTTCCATCTTACCCATAAGTGTGTGACCTTCCCACCAAGTTTCGATAATGTTATGTGATATTCTATCTCCAGCGATAATTGAAGATTCTGGGTGGTCTAATTCACCAACAGCTCTTCTATCTCTGATTGCCTCTTGGTATAGCTGGTCTTGTTTTTTTAAGATAGCTTCTGGGTATATTCTACCATTACGATTTAATATACCATATTTTTGAAGTACAACATAAACAATCAAAGGTTCAACTATAGCTAATTTACCACCAGTATCTAACTTTCTTATTTCATTTATGAATGGTTGATTTCTAGGTTCTTCTGGTGAAATATAACCAGCATCGTGCTCGATTAATCCACCCCAACCGCTTTCACCACGTTTTAGTACTTTAAAATCTTTATAAT